GGCTAATGGCTCTTTTGTGCCGTTTCTTTTTATTACTGTAATAGTCATCGTGTCTTTATTTTAGTTTGATATTTATAGTCGCTGATCACAGCACCATAGAGTGTTGGTTTGAACTTTGTCTAGCACACCGATACCGTGTACTATTCTTGGTTCGTAGTTCATTACATGCTGTTGGTCAACAACTAGATAAAAACTGGGTTCTAAATTATTTGGCAACATAGACTTATGTATCTCACAATTAGAGTCCATAAACCGCTGTGTTAATTTAACAGTATACAGCATTCCAAGACAGATTGCAAGATCATCTAGCTTGCCGTCAAGAACCAAATGCCAGGGATCTGGCCATTGGTCAGGCATTTGGGGATTGAGATAGGAATTAACGAATGGGGCCCGACTCCAAAATTCTGCCACCTGCTCTAGAGGATTTGGCGCAGTTTCCAGTCTGTCTCTAAATTGCTTCCATTCTATTAATCTATCGTTGCCGTGTAGATCAAACACCGTATCTTACTGTGTAAGAAATAGTTCCTGTAGAGTTAAATTGCAAAGGATTCTTATAGGTCAACAGGATGGTATCAACGCTTTGAGTGGAGTCACCAGTGATATTATCGTTGTCTTTTAACTCTACATTGAATTCAAAATTAGTGATCATATTTCCTCCTTGATCAGCCACCAGGCTGGTAGAATACGTGAAGTTATCTGCTATGGCCACATGATCAGAAGTGTTCTGAGTGTTGTCTGACAGCGAGATAGTAAGCACACCCTTGCGATTGTAATTGTATGCACCCAACGTCAACGTATAATCCACAATGACAAATCTTTGTTGAGTTGAAAACACAGCCAGAGGCGTAAATGTATCGCTGAGATAGATGGCAGAATAATAGTCGTTGGTAAATGTCACATTGCCTGCGTTGACTACTTCAGGCACACCCACAGAGGTATCCAGCAGAGTAATGCCGCCGTTTTGGTGTCTGTCACTTTGACATGCTTCTACCACATTACCATACTTGGTTCCAAAATAAACCATCTCTATCGCAGGATATGAAGAACCAAATGTTCCATTACCAACGTTTTTAAATTTGCTGTCTTTGATCACGGTACCTATGCCATAGGTGCTGAACACAGCCTGTTTGGCAATTTCTTCAAACACACAGTCAATAAATTCCCAAGCATTGACCTGCCTATCTGCTACACCTCCTAGATACACTGCTGTGTCGGCCACGAAAAAATGGCAGTCTTTGAATTCCAACACAGTATCAAAATTATCTGACTCGCCGTGTGTATGGATGCATTTTATAGGCAATGCGGTTGATTCAAATGCACAATTATCAAACTCTATATCTGTGGTCCTGGTTCCGTAGGTGGCGTTTTCCCAAGCAATAGCAGCGGCCGTGTTGTTGATACCAGTGGATGCTTGTGTGGGACTGGGATTCACATCAAACTGCGCGGCAGTGTTTGTTGGCGTCACCAACACAGTGACAAATGTTTCAATGTCCGCGGCTGTAAGGCCACTGGCGTCTGTGGCAGTGATGATCAAAGATTCAGCCACTCGGCTTGCCACAAAATTGTTGTCAAACACAGTGTCGATGTTCAGCAGCGTGACCAAAGCATTCACCGTGGCCACCACGTCACTGACAAACACCTGCGTGAGTGTGCCACCATTGATGCCACTGCCGATGATATTGATATTACCAGTGTTGGCCACAGCGGATAGATCATAGCTCTGTGATGCCAACACAGGTGTAGACACTGTGTCTCCAAGAACATATGTGGCAGTCCAAGTTACATCTTTGAATCTAGAGTTCTTGACTCCAGTGATATTGGTTTCACCTGTGGTGTAGTTGATGGTCAAATTGGCAATTGAAATATTCTCTGGATGATCTGTGCTAGTGAAATCCAAACTAGTAGTGCCTGTTTCACTGACAAATTCTATGCCTGTGCTGCCTATGTCAAGAATCACACCTTGTCTAGTTTCGCCCTCAATGATAACGTTGCTGGGAATTTTCAGCACAGTGCTGAAGTAGTAATGACCGTTGGGTATAATCAGTTTTTTCCGGTATTTGGTGTCTGCATTTCGAAACAATTCTGCCACAGCAGTCTGCAGATACACAGCATGATTGGTGCTGGGGTCTGGTTCCGGACCAAAATCTCTTAGGCTGACCTGAATCTCATCCAACTTGCTTTGAAGAGATCTAAAGATACTGGCAGTGATTGACAGATCAGATTCAGCGAACTTGTAACTGCCTGCAAGTTCCAACAGATTGTCATGTTCTGTTAATATTCTAGTGTTCCCTACATAGGGAGCACCCTCTGCCACGCTGCCGTTGCCTACGAACAGTTCTTGGGTATCCACAGCCCATGCTAGTTCGGCTGAGCTGAGTTGGGGCATACCATTTAGTAGTTTTTGCCCGCGTCTTTGTTGTATTTTTGATATCTGTACGACAGCCATAGATGAATTCCCGTTATAGGGTATTTATCTTATTGGTGCGCCTTGCAGTCCTAGGGTGTAGTATTCTTCAACCTTGCTAAGCCACATGTCTTGATATCTGTTGAAATCTTCAGCTTTGACTTCAAACTGCTGATATTCAAATGCTCGACTACACATAAACACAATACCTCGCCGAATGTCTGTGCCATAGACTTCATTATGTGCTAGTATATACGCTACCAACTGCATGTAATAGTCCTCAACCCACTCTGCTTTTTTAGGTTTATTGGTCTGCTTGTAGTCCATCACAGCAGGTTCACCGTCATAGACACCCACAAGGTCTGTGGTGCCCGAGTACAATCCAGGATAGTACAGACTCTGTTCCATGGCCCAAACTTCGTTGACATTGCTGAGTCCGTTGTTGATTATGACATCAGCCATTTTATTGGCCTGCACATGCACAGGATTGTTGCCGGGTTGTCTTTGTATGCCAGCAATAAATCGTTCAAGATTGCTGTGCATGGCAGTACCTACACCTGCTGCTTCTGTGGTAATACGTTGTGCATTTTCCACTCCCACACGTTTCTTCCATTCATTCAAATGGGTCATGTCTTTGGTGGCTGACAGAATGGTTGTGACACTGGGCAGACTTTCACCGTCTGGGGTTTGGTACACACGTTTACGTGTCACAGGATCATTGATTTGCACACAATTTTTATATTGATATCGTTGAACAAAAGGCGGCGGGGTAAGTTGTAGTATGTCATTCATACTATATATAGTACAGGATTTTATTTAGATTGTCAAGCCTGGGGAGTGGCTTGGCTTTGAGCAAGTTGTCCAGCAGCAGCAGATGCAGCGGTTTGGTCCACAGCAGCTTGGCTGTCGGCGGGTGTTTGGGTACCATCACCTTTGGGTTGTTCTTCTGGTGCTCCAGGCACGTTGAGTTCGATGCCTCTTTCGTTGAAATTCTTTACCATGGCCTGGATAGCAGGACTACCGTCGTACATGGCTTTGAAAGTTTCATAATCAGCAGTCAATTCAAATCCACTGGTGCCCAGCACTCTATTCAATCCATTCCAATTCAAATTGGCAGGTGCTTTCTTTGATGCGGCACGACCAATATAGTTGCGTAGAACCATAATAAATCGGTCGCCTTGGTCATCACCTGCAAATTCAAAAAATCTCATTTTATTGTAGCCAATTGTTTTTGTAGTTCAGCTTTTTGTTTAGTAAGATCCTGAACCTGTTGATCTATGTCTTTGAGCTGTTGTGCCACATTGTCTTTTTGTTCCTTGGCCTGTTGCGCTGCCAATGCTATGGCCTTGGGATCGGGTGCTGCCGGTTGCGCTGGTGCGGCGCCGCCTGATGCCGGAGCAGCTTGGGTGCCAATTTTTTGTGCGCCTTGTGCAACTTTGGTTCCCAGTTGTTGAGCACCTTGCACAGCCTTGGTTCCCAGTTGTTGAGCACCCTGAGCAATCTTGCCGCCAACTGCTGCTGCACCTTTGGCCACAGCTCCGCCAATGGCACCAAGTGCAGGCAACAACTCATCCAGCTGTTGGTCTTCTGAAATCTCAGATAACTTCATCTCAACCTGCTAGGATTTTCATCAGACGGCTTTCGCGGTTGATACTCTCACGCTGTTCACGGCCTGCTGTTTCCATGCCACCAGCTGCTGGTTCTGCAGCAGCGAATTCATCTTCACCGCCGGGCATGGGTTCTTCGACATTCATTGCGTCTGGCTCTGCAGACATGTCAGCCATAGGATCTGCACCTAGCATGTCTGTAGGCTGTTCGCCGCTGGCCAAACTACGTACACCGCTGGACAAGGTGTCGCGAGTGCCTTTCAATGTTTCCAGCGCCTGTTGGATAGCAGGAGCCACAGCTTCAATAAATGCCTTGGCTTGTTCTTGACTCATTTCATCACGGATTGAGTCACCCAGTTGTAGCAGTGTGTCATTCTCCATGCCGCTGAGTTCTTCGATCCAACGGCCAACTCTGTCAACCATTGTTTTTGCTGTGACGATGGCAGATGCCTGTTGGATCTCGCCTTCTCTTAGATTACTCATATCATCTCCTGTGTTTATGCTTTCGTTTCTGTTGCTATCGTAGCTTTCTGGAAAGTCTCCGTAGTCTTCATCTGAACCAAATCCTGCCGAAGCCAGTGCATAGCCATCATCAGTTTCGCCGCCTTCGTTGTCATCAGATCCGCCTACTAGGTCTTTGAATTGATCTTCTAGATCTTCTAGATAGTTGTCCATGTCGTTGCTACGAATCTCGCCGCCATCTTGGTCAGCATAGTTATAAGCCACTTCTTCCACAGCTGATTCAACATCACCTTGGCTTAGGGCAGCTAGAATCTTATTAAGATCAGGATCACCGTAGCCACCAATTTCGTTCATGTTTTCATCAAACTGCTTGAGAATCATCATCAGCTGTTGTTTGTCGATATCGGCACCTTCTTGAACGGTGGTGTCAACAATGTGTTCTTCACGATCCATTAGTTCTGCAACAATAGCATCGTGCATGAACTGTGCCTTGGTCAGTGTTTCATTTTCCACAGTTTCATTGAAACCACTGGACGACCTAGCTGTGTAAATCTGGGTTCGCAACTTGTTTCTAGCATCTTCTAACTTTTCAGTATCAAAATTTTCAAAATTGATTTTAGCACCAAAGTTTCTGTGCAGAGATTCATTTAATCTTTTGGAAGATCTGTTGAAGTTGAAGAGGTCGGTTGTTCTCATTTTAAGGTGTCCAAGTTGATGTAGTATTTAGTTCAGAACAAAGTTAAACCTATGACAAGTTCTTTGGCTAAAACTGCTTTGTCTCTGCTTTGGCAATACCTTGCCCACAGCATGTCTGCACGTTCAAAGTCTTTGGATTTTTTGGCATTGTAATAATTGTTCAAAAGATTCTGACTGTCTATGAACCATTTGCTGTAGTCCTGATCGAGCCCATACAATTTGTCCGCAAACACGCTGGCTCTGTTCCGAGCCAGCACATTGGCCATTTTCACAGCCACAGCATTTAGACTGATATTGTTGTACAACAGTTCACCGTGCCTGTGTAACTGTTTGATTGAACCTTCGCTGACTATTAAAATATTGCCAACAAGAATTCCTGCATCTGTTTTAACAGGAATTATGCTGCGAGCTAGTTCTTTGCTGACAACTTGATCAAGTTGTCTTCGGATGTCTGTCATTAAAAGGACCTTTGATCCTTTATTTAACTGCGTGGTTTATAGGCCCAAGAATTTCAGCAGTGTCTGAGCACTGGGATTACCGATCCATCCAGCACCGGCTGCAAATGCCAGGCCCACCATGCCGTACATGGTATATTTGTTGCGAATCTTTTCCAATTCTACTACTTTGGCAGCAAGTGTTTCATGCTGCCGGCAGCTTTCATCGTGCATGACATTGAGTTGTGTTTTGAGCTCTTCACCTGTGCGATCCAGACAGTCATGCACATCTTTGACGCCTACTTTTAGATCATCAATTTTTTCATCTAGGTTAGCTACCTTGGTTTCTACTATACCAAGTCGTTCTACAGTTGTGGCCATCAGGCGTGATCCTTGTTATGTTAAGTCGAGCCCCTTGCGGGTACGTGCCTAAGTTTAGAATGCCTAATGATGATTTGCCTTTGTGCTTTTATTTATTCTCGTTAACTTATTTCTTCCACCCAGATATTGCACTTGGATCCCTGTGAAAAAAAGCAGGCTGGATCAAGTGCCACAGTGTTGGTGAGATCACCTATGATAGGCACACCGTTGAGATCACTTTTGAGTAGGCCCACAGGGTCTCCATCCAGCAAAAAAACTTCATCCCGTTCCACATCAATAATCCACTGCCAGTGTGCTGCTGCACCATCTAGGGGATCTGGTAATCTACCAGTCTTCATTACAGGATCCTTGACCCAAGACACATTGGATCTGAGACCTATGGCCTGTAGCAGGCTGTTGAAATTGGCCTGCTGTGCAAGAACCAGTTTGTTGGTTTCAGACCTTGGCGGATCTGTGCGAGTAATGTCAACCAATGTGATGATTTGATATCTAGGCATAATATGCTACTATTTACGCAGACAAAAAAAGACCGGAAATAAATTCCGGTCCTTCCTTCCCATCCCTGAGAATAACTTAATTAAGAATTAAGCGAATGTTGTGCCTGTTAGAACAACTTCAGTGATTGTGATGTCACCGTTAGCACCTTTGGCTGCTAAAGAAACATGTTCTTCAACGTTTTCAAAAGTTGTTTCGCCTGAGTCAGCTGTACCGCCAATTAAATCAGCACCGCGACCACCGCGTGGTAGTGTGTTGCTGGTCACAAGCATGATGACACCTTGTGTGCTTGCGTGTGGCTTGCCGACGTAAAAAATGTCAACACCAGCTGCTTGAACACCGCGTACTACCTTGCTCAAAAGACTGTTAGCGATTTCTGGAGTTGTTGTAAAATCCAGTGTTGCTGAAACAATTTTGATTGCTGTCAGTTGTGGTGTACCAAAACGTGTGTATGGACCAATGCCTGCTGCGCCATCGCCTAATGTCTTTGTAAAGTTTGCTGCTAATTGTACGCTGCCTGCTACACCAGCGCCTGATGTTACTGAACCACCTGTAAAGTCTGCCATGATATGTTCTCCTTGATCAATGATCCCGCTCCGGGATCGGCAATTTCAGGAACCACCTTGATTCCTGTAAAAGTATTTATATGAGATTGGAAAAATCAGCAGTATTCAGCAATTAATCGGCTCTAAATGGAGTCCAACGATCACGGGGCACCAGCTTCACTGCATCTCCTGTGCTCATGTAACCTTCACCTCCGGGCTTGCCCCCAGTGCTAGCAGTGATATCACCTTCCGCTGCATCCAGCTCTCTGATGATTTCATCTTTGGCTTTCATGAGTTCTATCACCAAACTAAACAGGTTGTCCATTACTCCGGGAAACTTGGTGTTGAGTTCTTGGATTTTCATCTGCTTGGGCGCACTGACCTTGCTGGTGGTTAGCCAGTCAAAAAAGCTGCTGGTGTCAATTTTGTCCAAGGCTTTGGCCTTGCTTTGATTGTTCACAAAGGTATAGATTATTGTCTGTAGATCACTGAGACCTGCTGTGGGTGCCAGCAGCTTGTCTATGTTGGCACCAAACTGATTGGCCAGTTTTTCAATCACTGCGAGATTGTCTGCGTTCACAGCTGGTTGCTGACTGATATAGGTCTGTCCAAATACCACCAGTCCAGGGCTGGCGTTGAACTGGTCAACCTCTCTAAGATCCTCACCGGTTTTATCGCCGAAATAATCCAAATGCTTGTGTGCAGCGATGGCCACTTTGGCTTTGGCGATCCTGCGACCAACTTCACTGGCACCCTTGACACTGTAGGTGGTCTGGTTGGGAGTGAAGTTGATTTTGCCGTCACCACCTTGATAGGGCTTGCCGGGATGAAATAAGATATCACCGTAGACATAACCGCGAAAGTCCTTGGGTGTGGCAGCTTCAAATATGGGCCACAGTGCTGCCATGTCCTGAGCAAACTTTTCACGCCAGTCTTCGCCCTTGCCCCGACTCATGATAAATTGTTTGAGTTCTTCAGGGCTGGAACTTTTGCCTTCTTCACGTCCCCAGTTGTTCTTGCCCACCATGCGGAAGGTGCCATCCTCTTCACGTCCCCAATACACAGTGGGGTTGCCGTCCCATTTGATGCTGACATCCTTGGCATCTTGAGCTAGATTTTTCAGCACAGCGACCGCACGTTTGGCACCACCTGGTTCCGTGAACACCAGATCCTCTAAGTGGTTAAACTCTCTACCTATCTTCTTGGGTGCTGGAGCTGCTTCGGCTTCAGTTAGGAATTCAAATGCTCTCATTTTACAATATTAATCATTCTACGCATCCAAGCATTGCTGCCCGGCACATAACTTTCAAAAGCTTCTTTGATGGGCAGCTCTATGCCCTGTTTGCCCAGTGTTTCTCTTGCACCTGCCACCAGCTCATCATAATTGGGTAACTTGATGATGTAGGCAATGATGGCATCCACACTTTTGACATCTTTGGTTGAAGCTGTCTGACCCAACAACTGTTTTGAGATCACATTCCAGTCATCGCCGTTTTCCACTGGTTCGTTGGTGTCTCCGTGTAGCAGACCAAACTTGGGACTGTATTTGAAACCTCTTGCACGAGCAAGGCTGCTCAGCACAATGTGACGATGCTCGCCTTTGTATTGACCTTTGCCGCCAATCATTGAGCCCTGTTGAAACTTGGGATTCACTGTGAGCATGAAATCGGACTGCGCAAAGCCGTTGGTTTGACTGCCACTGATTGGAGTTCTAAAATGCACGTTATCACCTGCATCCTTGATCCATCCGTCAGTTTTTTTCATGCCTTGGTTGAAAATTTCTTCTTCTGGCACACCATTGGTTCTGCACCAGTCTGCCAGTTTGGCAATCAGTTCTTCTTTGGAGATTTCTCTAGCATCCACGCTGAGATCCAAATCGCCAGAACTGTTGAGATCAAAGGTGCCATCTGGATCTTCTTTGCGCCCTGTGGTGCCCAACCATTTCACTGGTTTTTTATCATCAGGATCTAATTCTTTGGTAAAATCTAAACCAGTGAGCTTTTCAAGAAAGTCAATGGTAGCTGGCACATCTTTGGTAGCGATGCGCTGAGTCAAGCTCTGTTTGTCTGCGGTCTTGAATATGTTGCCGCCTTCGAATATTTTAGTTTTCATTGCTTTCATCTAGTTTTCGGCGCAGTTTACGTGATTCTGCTATTCTACGCACACCGCGTGTGAATTTGCTGGGATCTTGTCCTTTGATGGCATTAATTAGCCTACGTTCTAGCTCATCAGCCGATTCAGCATCATAGTGCTTGTGTATGCTTTCCAGCAGATTTATTGCAGAATTAATGATATTGGCGGCTCGACTTTCTATCAGAGAGTCTGTGCTGCGTACTTCAGCAATGCTGTTTAATTCCTGCAGAATTGATCTGGTGCGAAGTTTCATAATGATTCCTATGTTGTATTTAAGCCATCTACATCAAATGATAATATTGTACTGAATTTTGTGCGGTTGCACAATACCAGACTAAATACAATATCAGTGTTTACCATGAGTATACATTGATTTACACACAGGAAATAGAATGAAATTCTTATCAGATCGAATGTTGGCTATCCTAGAACGTTTAAGTGAAATGTTCCCGGGATCCAGCTACCAAAGCCGCTTAGACTCATATCTAAGCACCAAAGGCATTACCGATGCCGCCCAGCTTGAAAACTACATCAAGCAATTTAATTCTCAAAAGGAAACTTATCTATGAAAACAATCTTAAACTCAATTTGGTCATTTTTAGAATCATTTGCACAGGCCCGTGCTGCCGCAAGTCTTGCTCGTCAAGGCCGTATAGAAGAAGCCAAAGCCGTATACACAAACTAAAATGAACTTCATAGACGCCCTAGTAATGTTGCTACGCTGGCATCGACATGGTTGGGAAGTTCATCCCATTATCACTGACGAGTTCCACGGCTGGTTCTAACCGCTAAATATCGGCATGAAATTAGTGTATATACACGGTGCCAATGCCACCAGCGAAAGTTTTAACTACATCAAGAGTAAACTGGGCACAGGCCTAGACATTAACTATGACAGCCGTAATGGGTTTGAAAACAACCTAAAAGACATGCAGTCAACACTACAGGACCACAAGGACCTAGTGTTTGTTGCACATAGTCTAGGCGGTATCTACAGTTTGCACTTGGCTAACTCAATGCCCATGTCTATAAAAGGTGCAGTTACCCTAAGTACACCTTATGGTGGTGCTGAAGTAGCGGACTATGCCCAATACTTCTTGCCATTCAGCAGACTCATGCGTGACATTGGTCCCAGTTCGTGGGTTATGAAGCAGGCCAGTCGTATCAAGATACAGCATCCTTGGACCAACATCGTTACTGTGAAAGGACAAAGCCCGTTTATGCATGAGCCCAACGATGGCGTGGTGACCATTGCCAGTCAAAAGCACCATGCAGATATGGAATTGGTAGAAGTAGACTACAACCACTATGAGGTTGTGCTTGCAGAGCCAGTAATTAAAATTATCAAAGAACGAGTAAACAAGTTCAAGAAATAAGTTGCTTTTTAGTCGCAGAGCATATATAATAAGTTAACAGCGAAAAAGAAGTAGTTGTTAATTTACAGACATTAACACACAGGAGATTATTATGTCACAATTCGAAACACCAAAGCTACCAGAAGTAAAATTCAGCAAGAACGGCTACGAAATCCGTACAGACATCTTGGGCATGGCCAAGAGCCTAGTACAAGACGACTTCCATGCTAAATTCCAAGGCTGGGAAATGACTGCTACTCGCGATGAGAAGACCAATCAGATCGTTAGTAAAGTTGAAATGCCAACTTTTCCAGGACTTGACAAAGTTCTAGAAACAGCTGAAAAAATGTACGCATTTGTCAGTGCTGGCGCTAGGAAATAAGCTATTGGCCGCATAGCGGTATTAAAATTAAAATAGTAAAAAGATCGGACTCTTCGGAGTCCTTTCTTATGTGCGTAACTTTGCTAGTCCAAAGAAGCGCAGAATGCAGATATACATCCAACCTATGTCAATTTCCCACCACTTCTGACTAAACTTGGCATTGGCTCCATCAGCATGATGATTGTTGTGCAGTTCTTCCCCGCCAATCCACACAGCCCAGGGGATGATATTACGGCTGGTGTCTTTGGTATCTGTGTTACGATAACCCCACCAGTGTGCTAGTCCGTTGACTACTCCAGCTGCCCAGAACGGAATCCATATCATTTGCACACCCCAGACCACAGCGCCCCACGGCCCAAATAACACAAGGTCTATGACCAACATTAGAAGAATGCCAAGGCGACTGTGCGGAGTGTAGAGGCGGCGTTCGATCCAGTCGTTGGGTGTGCCTGTGCTCAACTGATCGATCATTGCGGTATCTTTGCTGGCCTTGTGATATAAGAATGCTCCTCCAAATAGCACACGCCAAATACCGTAGATCTGTGGGCTGTGCGGATCACCTTCTTGATCACTCTTTTGGTGATGTTTGCGATGGATGGCCACCCATTGACGGGTTACCATGCCTGTGGTTAGCCAAAGCCACCCGCGCATGAAATGTTCTACTACAGGGTGAAATGTTACTGCTCTGTGTGCCTGGCTTCTATGTAGAAATAGAGTAACACAGGCTATGGTAATTTGGACCATTACCAAAGTTGCAATTATTGTTGTCATATTTTACTTAGCCCATTGACACATGACTAAACTAGTGTTATAATGTACTATGAAAAACAAACTTATACTCACCGACGCCGATGGCGTTCTGCTAGATTGGGAATGGGCATTCTCCGTTTGGATGCAAGAACGCGGTTATACTTTAACAGCGGATAATAAGAAAAGCTACTATCTGCATCATCACTACAATGAGCTAGAAGAACAGGATTCAAAGAAGGTTGTGAAGACTTTCAACGAATCAGCAGCAATAGGATTCCTTCCTGCTCTACGTGATTCAGTTCACTATGTTAAAAGACTGCACGAAAAACACGGCTATCAATTCCGTGTTATCACCAGCCTGAGCCTAGACAAGAACGCCCAGAAGCTTAGAGAAAAAAACCTACGCAAGTTATTTGGCAATGCCATTGAAACAGTTATTTGTTTGGACACTGGCGCAGACAAAGATTCTGCATTGGCTCCGTACAAAGACAGCGGCATGTGGTGGATTGAAGACAAGCCTGCTAATGCTGATGTTGGACATGGATTAGGACTAAAGTCTGTGCTAATTGAACACGGTCACAACATGCATCACCAATGCGACTATCCCCTAGTCAAAGATTGGCGAGAACTTTACAAAATTATTCTAGCAGAATAAAAAAAGGACCAACGGCCCTTAGTGCTGGTTACGAGTTCCAGCGACACCCTATCTTGTGTCCGATTCAAACTAACAATTAAGCTGTTTT